GCATCATTCGCTCATACTTCTGTCGTATCAATGCTTGTATTCGTGGATCGAGAGTGTCAAAAACCGGTCTCCAAGAACCGAAAAGTAAAGCACGAATTTGAGCCGGTGTTAACCGGTTAACTATAGTTAATTGCATACCGCCAACTCGTTTATATGGACGACGAGCCATGTCCCCTGGGATGATATAGAATGCCGCCGGAGGCTATTTGAAAAATGGTAGGTTAATTAGGTTGGACCATTAGGGTTGGTGCGGGTTCAGTATTACCCCGCACCTCCGTCCTTGGTCCACCCTAGAGTCCACTTAACCCTAGTCCTGGGAGTTCAACGACCAGTCAGTCCTTTTTTTTACCATTTTTTATTACACCTAAAAATATTCTCCCCAGTCTTCGGTTTCGCCTTCACTCATCTCCGTCAAGGAGTTCTGCGAGACTGTTGAACCAGGCTCTGTCCAGGTGAAACGGGTCGTCCGCCTGAGCAGTGGAGCCTTGTCTATCTCGTCCTTGTACCACTGGCCAGGGGATTTGTTGCTTGTGATAACAATCCTTTTCGCAACAAATTGAACACTTCCGCCCTTCGTCTCCACCGTCAGGGGGTATCGGTCGGTTAACCTGAGGAGTAAATCCCAAGGCAACCAACCGTAAAAATCGTCTATAATCACTGTCTCGTGGGCATCGTAACCGTCCCACCAGTTTCCACGAGGCTTCCAATACGCATCTTCGTAAGTGCTTTGACAGATACGGCTTTTGCCCGTGCCTGTAGCACCACAGATGATGAAAAGGTCCGTTTTCCACTTGCGTACCTCTAATGCCAGGCGTTTGTAACGCTCTATTGCTCGGAAGTTCCTGGCCCATGTCGGGAACTCAGCATCAGCAATGTCCAGCTCCGATGCCCCTTTGTCGAGAAGAGACTTTACCGCTAGCAGATCCTGCCGCGCACCAGCCGTCACAGTGGAGCGCTCGCCCAGTTCATGGGGCAAAGTGTCCTGTTTGCGACTCTCCTCTTTGGAGCAATACTCCGATGCTTCGATGGCTGATCCCTTCCGAGGCTCCAGATGAACGGATGGATCCTGAAGAGCTTGCTTCACGCTTGCTAGACGCTGCCGAACTTTTAGCTCCAGATATCCTTGCCAATGTTCCCGATGAGTAGTCGGGCAGACTTCGCGCTGGAATATCATATAGCTGACGTTTTCGGGCAGGACTGTCCATGGTTCGTCCCGATAGCTAGTGAAGCACCAGTATTTAACGCGAGCCATGTTTAATCCTGAGTACATAGCGCCGGCAGCAGCAATAGCAGGCTTAGTAGGCGCAGCATACCGCGCGAGGCGCGATTATAATAATTTAATGGACGATAGCATACCGCACGATACTATTTCTCGCTTGGGCAATCGCCTTGGTCCTAATTATGGTCCGTCCCGTAAACGACGTCGAACAGAGGCCCCACTCGTCCCACAAAGCGTAAACGGGAAGGTAACTTGCAGGGATCTGCAACGTCAGCAGTCAAAAAATTACGTTTCGCGCCAAAATATAAAATGGCGATACGTCGCTACAGACGTCGCGCTCCAGTGCGCCGACGTGTATATAGTCGCCGCCGTACCCGTACACGTACGCCATACAGGCGTACTCGTTTTCGCCGTCGGCGTACTCGTTCTATGAAAGGAAAATGGTCAACGCCTGATAGGTTCCGCATGACCGCTCCTTATGATATGTTAGATCCGTCGTTTGGCACGACTGAAATAGCACACGACGTTGTGTTTTCGCATAAGTCGGCATATTGTTCTTGGGCAATTAATCCTGCGTATATTAGCGATGCGCTAGGCGCGCACGGTAAATATGATTCGCAGCTTGTTGGTGTGTCTGGAGAAGCCATCACACTTGCTACTCGGACGTTTGAGTATGAAAGAAATAACCGTGGTTTGGCCTATGTCTTGCGACGGCCTAAATTCACGTTCCGGCTGACGCCTGACTGGCGTGAGCAGGGTAATCCTGACTCCGACACCTCATATGCTGCCAATGCTGGCATGGTAGTAGAGGCTTATCTGCTGACTACAAGGAAGCCTTTCCTTAAAACTGATGCTCTCTTTGGCACTGGGTCTGAGCTTATATTGCAAGATCTAAACTTCACACCGTTCGATGATGCGACTACACCCTCTGATGGAGGGTCTGGCATAACCGGCTGGCCTAAAGCTTATGCTAATGGTGTTGAAAGGCGCATTGGATATGTTACGAAATGGTCTAGCGCTACTACAATTGATGGATTCACTTCTGCTGGGTATAGGCGACGCGCGACAATTTCACAACTGTGTTCTGATGGAATTTCTATCTTAGATTCTCCTGAGATACATGCTAAGTATCGCGTTCGTCGCGTTGCTCGCAAATTCATCACCCCTGGTACATCAGCTACGATAAAATGTACTATGCCTTCCCAATACTACGACACCCGACGTTTGGATCAGACCCTACCAGTTAGCAGCACCGCTGTTACCAATTGGACTGGATACTTTCCGAGAAATTATGGAACTATCATTCTTCGTTACCAAATGCTTAGCAATCGTGCTGATGCGACGACGCATCCACCTGTGTCCTTTAAATCTGAGGTCTCTTTGACCGCGCAGCTGCTTGTGAAAGATAGCAATTATGGAGGCAATTTGTATCTTGACTTGCAAAAGATTGGTTTGGAAGGAGACCCTGCTGAGTATGTTAAGGTCGACGACGGCCCGATGGATGGTAGTTTCTTGCAGCCAGCTAATCCTCTTCGTGCTGGTGGCGAGAAACCATAACTTCGCACATGCGAAGTTGTAACCATAGATGTTAATAATAACGATCGAACAATTCTGTACCGATGTCTCTGCGTGTCCGCATCATTCGCTCATACTTCTGTCGTATCAATGCTTGTATTCGTGGATCGAGAGTGTCAAAAACCGGTCTCCAAGAACCGAAAAGTAAAGCACGAATTTGAGCCGGTGTTAACCGGTTAAC